CTCGCACCAAGGGTGCTTAAAAGAAATTCGCGCCTGAGACGCAAATGACTTCATAAGCATCAGCACAAACGTGCTTGCGACGGCGCGTGTCGCGGTGGCATCGTAATGACTGCCACGTTGGTGGAGAGCATGGAGGCTAACCAATTTTCTTGGGAAAGTTGATAAACTTTCCGTTATTATTAGATGAGGTAAGACTGGGCCATGATGTTGTCAAAAGACACAAAAGGCGTCTCACCATCGTAGGGGATGTTAAGGCCAGGCCCCTCAGCCTTGATAATGTCCTTCACAAGGACGACGGCGCGCTCAAAGAAGGCGCGTCCATGCTGGGCAGACTCACGGAGGAAAGTGCTGAGACTGCTCTTGAGAACCGTCTCACGAGTCTCGACCTTGCTGTGCTTGAAGAAAGAAAGCATCTTCGCAAGGGAAGCCTCCTCAAGGGGGGCAAGTGTCACGTGAATCTTGACTGTCCTCAGCTCGCTGGTAATCTTGTCGGGGGCAACGAACTCAACAGTGGTGTGGTCAAAGCGGCGCTTCAGAAACGTGGCTTCGGAAATGTTGATAAACTCCACGTTGTTGACCCTGGGGTCAGACTTGTCCGCGTTGGTATACTCGACCCCAAGGACGTACAGAGCTGCTGCGATGGTTGTTTGGTTCATAAACGTGCAGCGCGAGCTGACAGAGCCACAATTGTCGTCACCATAAAGAATCACTGCAACGTCGTCCTCAAAGTCGGCCAAACAATGGTCAAACTCAGCGGTCGGCCTAGAGTTGATAGCGGTGAGGTAATACTCCCTGTCGGTCTTGACCTTCGAGTCGTCATGAAGCGCGGCGTGGTAAGACTCGTTAATGTAACGAGAAATGCCAAGAGCTGGGTGGTTAAGCACGTAAGCCGCACGCATCATGATGGAATTCCCAATGCAGTTGATAATGACCGTCAAAGGGTTACCTGAGGGGTTCATGGACGTCATGAACAAGGTGCTGTCGACCAGAATCAGGGGGTTCATCAGGTCGTTGAGTATGCCACACAAAATCTTCTTGTCGTCAATGGACAGCAGCTGCGGGTGGACGACATTCCAGATGACAGTGCAAACGGCATGAAGTACCGTGCCCGTAATGACTTTCTTGTCAAAGGCCTTGAAGTCGCCTGCGAAGATCCGATCGGACCTGTCACCGTCTTTGTGGTCCACAAGGTAACGACGAATGGAATCCCACTGGACAGACTGGGCCGAAATCCCCACGGCCAGCTCGCTGACACCACGGTTGCGCTGCAGGTAGGAAGCGAAGGTCAAAAGATACTGTCGCACAAGCACAGTGAAAGAGACCTGGGACATACAAATAGTCCTGATCTTGTCGAGTGCCATCTTTTCAGGGCTCACGACTTCATCCTTCAACGCTCCCGCGAAGATCGGGCCTGCCCTCATGCCCTTCTTGTACACAGCAATCATCTCATCAATCTCGTCGTACACCTCGTCAATGAACTTGTAACAGATTTGTCCAGTCTGCTCATGGATCTCACCAGTGTTGACCAACAGGAGACTCTTAGGACCAGGGTTCCCCATGCCAGCAGAAGAGGCCATTGCCATGACGTGCTCAAAAGCGCGTCCAGTGCCGTTGACAGCCTCCTGGCGAGTAAGCACCCTGTAATCCATGTCCCTGAGCATGATCTTGGCCTGATAGTGTTCCGCACATGAGCGGACGAGAGGTCCAGGAAAACACTGGTCTGTGTCACAAATGTCCCTAACAAACACGGCGTTGGGTCCCCACTTATTCTTGAGCCGAGGCACACACTTGGTCGTCACAAAACCGTGACTCTGGATCAAATCCTTGTGCGGACTTTCCTCGTAAGCGGACTTGAACCTGGTCGTGGGGCAGCCTTGGACCTGGCCATAAATGATCGCCTTAGGGACGGGCTCCTCAGAAGTCAAATGACGAAACATATTGTTGGGGTGAAGCTGCTGCACTAGGTCCAGCTTCGCCTTGGTGACATGGGTCTGATAAGAGCTGCGTGCCATCTGATCAAATATCGGCATGCCGCACTTCTTGAGGTGCTCGTTCTTCAGATTCTCAATGTCATGGCGAGTAAACAAGGTGCTGTACGCTTCCATCTTGGAAACACCGAATAGGTAGCCAGAAACAGGAACCGCCACAGTGTGAATGCCTGCCACAACGGGTGCCTTGTTCTTCCCAGTGCCCAGGTAAACGACGAGCGGGCCTCCGCAGTCACCATCGATTGGATCTTCCTCGGGGGCCCCACCAATCATGACTGGTACGATGGAGGGGTCCGGATAGATGTTGGTGTTGTGCTTTGTGGATGGCCAATAGCCCTCAGAGACTTGCACCTTACCGAACTCGATCTTCTTTAGATCAAAAGTGTCCCTGGCATCGCTTCGGTTGAGTCGTCTGGTAAACATCGCAGCGGGTGCGGGTGGAATGGATGTGGAATTGAGCATGAACTTCTCAATGCTGGAAGCCTCGCCAAAAGCGGCGTGCACAATGGCCAAGTCCTTGTCCCCACAACGGGTGATCTCATCCTGCGAATAAAGCATCGTGAGTGAGCCGTCGCCAACACGCTTCGAATTACTGAAAGTTATCTTCACCGGCACACCCGTCGGAACGGCGTGGTTCGAAATGACGAAACAACCGTGCGACAACTTGATGGCGTTGTTCGACGTCACGTATGCCTGACTCCCAACGGTGGCCTCGATCTTGCAACGGTAGACGCTCTTCTCAAGAACCGCGGACAAATCCGAATCTGCCTGACCAGACTGAGCCAAACTGGCACGGGACAAAGGACGAATGGCCGCAATCCTGGGGTCCCAAGGGCCCCACCTGGGATCCATGCTGTCATCCAAACCATGCTTCTGCTTGAGGTGGTCATCGTACTCGTCATCCTGTCCGCCCTGAAGCTTTGCCTTCCTGCGACGCCTGTTGGAGAACAAGAAACTGACTCCAGCAATCGATGATCTGGCAACTGCGTACACGGCAATAAAGGCCAACGCCACCTTGCACATGTTCTTGACCTGCTTCCACCTACGCGACGACGCAACCCAAACGGAATAACCGTAAATGGTGTGGATGGCGCAGTACCTGACATCTCTGGTGACAGCGGCCCAAAGCCTGAGCTCCACAAAGTGTGCAGCAGCCATTACCATTCCTCTAGTCCAGCTCATGCATCGTAATGCAACCGAATGGGCCACCATAGCGCGGTCGTGGAAATCGGGCATGTTCCTGGCGGCACAAAGGAAGGGGTACAGCAGCACCAACTGAATCACGTCAAACATGTGGTTAATGGACCTATTGAGGAACGTGACAGTGCAAGCGGCAATCACACGCAACGTGCTCAAAAACCAAAACCAAGGAGAAAACGCGTTAGCGTGCTCAATGATCCTCTGCTGGTGGGCACGAGAAGTGGTGAGTGGTGCGACCGTGGGGCGGGCCTGCGGACGTGGCTCGGGAGGGCTGCTGTAAGCAGCATCGCCATTAACCGGCTCTCCCACCGGAATGGTGCCGTCCGTGCAGTTGCACATCTGAACAGGAAGCGTCTCTCCACTGGCCTTGCACCTGGGGCAAAACTGCATGCGGTCGATGTAATCATAGTTCTGCAAGGCGGCACGCTGCTGAGCCTCGTGTCTGTCAAGGCACTCGTTGAAATAAGCGATGAAAGACGACATCTGTGTGAAGCGCATCTCAGACACGAACTCGACTTTGTTGCCACCGGCCGGGCAATCAACCGGCTTGCGAACAATAATCTCCCACATGTCACAGCAATCACTGGCCTCCGTGATGGCTCCCTTGAACTCCTCCTTCAATGAAATGGTCAAGTGAAGGTTGAAGCGGCGGTGGGTTGCCATCGGCACTGCCATGTAAGCGGCAACGTTCATGTCCTCAACATTAGTCGTAGCAAGAATGGCTCGAGCGTTGTAGGAACACATGCCCTTGTCTTGAAAAGCCTTCGGCACGATAAACGGGAGATTGTTCGAGTACTGCAGAAACAATGCGACCTCTGGTGGAATTTCGGACTTGTTGGGAAGAAGCTTGCCCAGCTCGTCAATAATGGTGAGCCAGTGTCCACTGCTGAAGCAGTTGTCGAACCCATCGAGGAGGGACAGGTAATGGACGGCATTATTCGCAACGTCGTCAGGAATCCCGAGCCTGTCTGCAATGATCCTTCGAAGCAAGTTCACGAACGTCGACTTGCGCTGCGCAGTACCACCATGCACCTTAACGCAAAACGGGGCGGCCCTCATCTTGGCAGACTTGAGGCGCAAAGACATCGCGATCTGTAAGGTGCCGAGCTTGTCCATCATGGTAGCAATATTGTTCCAAATGGGACTGCTGGAAGCCTTCATAGCCCGCACGGTACGACCGCAGGCAATTGCGTCCTCAATTGCTGACATGCACTCAGTCTGCTCCCACCAGTCGCCACTATTCATGACGACGTTGGCCCGCTCAACGACATACTCGTACTTGTCGGTAAACCTCTTGATGTGCTTGTCAGTGCTCAGAAACGCCCCAATGTCCCCACTACTCATCATCATAGACGCACGAGTAAAAAAGTAAGAAACGCAATCGGAAATCTTGGTGAGGGTGTCCACGGTGGCATCAAACTTTGTGCGTTTCTTGAAGGACTCCTCAAGCAAGAAAAACTGATCAAGCGAGAAGTTACCGTCAGTGGCCATGTAAAAAATCCCACACAGCAATGAAACCAAAGAAATGAGCTTGGAACTGAATTCACCAGTGAGCAACGAAAACAAGTCCTTCAAAGTGCCAAACGGGTTCGAGCCGCCATCAGTCTGCAATTGCACGTCCTCGTCGAAATTAAGCTTGGAGAGGAATGAAAATCTCTTCCAAAGCTCCTGGACGATCATAGGGTCAAGGCTTTGCAGAGTGGGCAACTTGACGCCACGAGCAAGCATGACGTTAACAAGTGAAGCCCAATGGCCGCTAATTAGCACGGGGTCACCCTTTGACAACAACACTTGAACAAGGAACAGAGCGAAATCGTTGACCATGGCGCTGTGTGCGCTGGGCGTGATCCCAAAAAGCCTATAAATGCCACCAAAGGGGGCAGTGCCAACATCGAACCATGTTTGTGGGTCAAGCCAAGACCGGTGGGAATCACCACCGCTCTGGTAAACGACACGATGCGCAATGTACCTCGCCCAGACCCAACGGCGAACCCTGGGAAAAACAAACACCCGGAACACCCCATGAACGACCCCACAGAGAGTAACTGCAAGCTGCAATTCAACAAGGAGATAACAGCTCACACCAAAAAGGGTCACGTCGATGGAGCACCCATAGAAACTGAGTGAATACTTGGCAAAAGCCAACCACAGGCTGAGCAAAAACGTCACGTAATGAGTCAACCAAAGCAACTGCGAAAGCAGGTATTTGGCGTTTCGGGTTTTGAGGTGCATGAGAAACAGCACAAAATCGAAGTCATGTGCAAAGCGCGGTGCGCGCTTTGTGCCTGTTAGGCGCCTCTTGTCGGCCTGGGAAATTCCAAACCGGACCAAATGCGCGGAAATGAGGTTGTACTTGTTGTTGATGTGCCAGATCAAAAGCATCTGGTAACTGGTAAACATGATCATCTTGAAGACGAAAACACACATCACACCGGCCAGCGTGAAAAGAATCTCAAAAAAGAGACCCCAAGAGCTATAAACCGGGGGGGTGTGGTTGGGAGGAGCGGGGCACTGCGTAGAAGGATCAACGATAAAGTCATCGGATGAGTTGGTAAGAGAAAAAGTGCCCCACAAGCAGCAGCCGTGAATAAGGCGCAGAAGGGGGAAGTCGGCACGGATGCCGGCATCGAAAGGTGCGGAAAAACCGCGGGCCCTGGACTTGTCGTCCGGGCCAACATTGCTCTCAAAGAGAGGGTTGACAGAGTCAGAGGGTGCGGCAAAGCCGCGAGCACGGAATTTCGCCGAGCTGTCAACGCGAATGGAGTCCACCACCCCTCGGGGCACAGGGTGAACGTCGACAAACGCGCCCGAGTGACTAACGGTTACAGCAGACGACCCAGCGGTCGCATACCCAGTACCAACCAGCATAGACAAAAGAGTCAACATCTGGCGTGGGGCGCTGTCCTTGAAAATCATCTCAATTTTCATGACGTCAAAAGAACGGGTTGTTGTGGTCACTTTAACCAAGCAGGTGACATATCGGCCACCTCGATAGCACTGTTCTTAAAAACAGAAAAATCGGTCGCTTATACGACCATCACATCCGAATAATCGGTGCAGAGTGGCAGGCAAACCTGCTCGTTTCTTTAAGCTATGGGGTCACTAAACCCCCAAGCCGTAGCCAATACACGTCATGGCGGACGGTAAGCGGTCAGTTCGATCAGTACCACAAAGATATGGCAGCTGTGTCCAAGGACCTGTCGGAACTCGGAGAGAACTCGGTATTGGTAACGTAAACCGTTGGGACGTTAAGATAGACGAAAGGAGTGAAATCCTCGCCACCACTGACGTACAGATGCATGCCAGCAGAATAAGCCTGGTTAGGGTCAGAGTACCCAGATGACCAAATGGAAAACGCAACGTTGTCTCGCGCGTAGTCATTGTCATAAAACACAGGGGACTCTGAAGTAGTGTTCCAAGGAACCGACAACAGTTGAGGATTCGCAGGATGCATCCTGTTGTAAGAGTACATAGGGATGTTCGCGATGTTGACGGGTTCGTTCTCGGGAACCGCACAAGAAGTACCGCTAAGGAAATCGTCAGAGTTGCCAGCACTACGATTCCCGTTGCTGTAAAAATAACCAAGCTCAGAGCTGGTGCCACCGGCAATAGGCATGTTGACAACCTTAGTGCCTGTCCTGGTGCCCCCAGCACCATCGGTGTAAAACGTGATGTAAGGGCTACGAGAGATGTTGACGGCAAACGAATTGGGCCGTTGAAGAACATCGTGGCCGGGATTGACGTGAGCCCTCCAAACAACGGAACCTCTCCAACCTGCATAACAGGGCGTGAACCAAGTCATGTAATTGAAGTTGCAGAAGTTAAATGGCTTGTTAACGGGACCAGGCAAGCTGCAATAGTTCATCGCGGCGGGGTCGGGACCAGGCTGCCGCGGAAACCGCGGCTGGATGGCAAAGGTCCTGAACTCAGCAGTGGTTGACGGAGTCTCACCATAAATGCAACTGTAGTAACATGTGCGCTTAAAAAGCTGGCGCAGACTACAAACTTTCTCACCCATGTAAACATGGGGGTCCATCTTGGGAACAGGCATTGAAAGTTCATTAGACATCTCGTGTGTGGAATCGGGCTCTTCTTTCTTGCCCGACTCAAACTCCGAACCGTTGCCAGACTGATACTGTGCAAGGTCAGCATAACAAACCCTCTTGCCCTTGGCAGGTTGCAACCCCCTGGGTTGAGCAAGGGAAAAATTGTCAGCAGCGCGAACAAACACAAGCACCTTGACATCGGCAGTGAGATCCGGAGCACTGAGCTCGTTGAGCACATCCATCATGATCCTACCATTGGAGAACTGTCTGCGGGGCCTGTCATAAGTAGCGGCTCCCACACCATAATGTTTCTTCAAAGCGATGTAATCACTACCCAAAGGCAAATGGCCAACCATAGCCCACGCAGATTCCTTCATATAAGGAACTCGCATCTCAAACGACGTAGTAGACCCAAGATCAACGATCTCGCTCAGGTTAAGCGCAGAATCGTAAGGGACAGCCGAATCATCGGGGTCCCAAAAGATGCGGACTCGTCCGCGGTGATACTTGGAACAAACAAACTTAAACGTATATATGAGATCACCCTGCCAATAGGAAAAGGGCTGCGTAACATGTGCAAGTGGGGTCATGTTAACTGCGTGATACGTACCACCGTTGGCGCCAACGAGAGGAGCAAAAACAAAGTTCTCTGGCGTGACGGCAAAGGACAAAAGCTGAGTGCCAGTGGCTGCGCCAACAGCCCAATTGGCACCAAACCAATACGAATCTCGCTGTGCTATGGTGGAAATGGCAGTCTCGTCAACAGAAGGCCCACAAACAGTGTTGGGGTCAATAGTGAGCTCAGCCTTAGGGTCAATGGCGAGTACGTCCATGGGAAGTGGTACGGACGCGTTGGACACAGAAGGGTTGGTGTTGTACTTATAAGGAACAACTGGCTCTATATTAGGGGGTTTGGAATACCCGAGAGCCTTAGCAATACCAGAAACTGTGCTGGCGACCATATTAGTTGCTTTTGCGTAACTGCCAATGGCTGGCATGCCCGAAAGGGCGCCTGACGCAGCGGCGACAGATGTTGCCATATCTGAAACTGGTGTAGTGCCAAACTCATCGCCATTGCCAGACTGAAAACTGACTCCTGGGCCTGCAAGTTCAACTTCGCTAGCCCAAGCGTAAATGGAGATTTCAACTGACTGTCCTGCGGTGCCGTTGCTCAAAAGCAAAGGAGCAAAGCTAACCAAAGAAAGCTGACCCATGCCAGCAAGTGCGGAAGGTGTAACTCCAGTAGCCAAAACGATCCAATTGTTCTGCTTAATGAATGGCAACTTCATGGAACAACCTCGCTGCTCCTGAGGATTGAAAAACACATGAGGTCGCTGTGAAAGCGGGACCAAATTGTAATCCAAAAGGAGTGAAGTGTTAAAGTCTCCTCCAGAAAAAGCAGTATCGGGTGAAACACCGTCGCCAGCAAGGGGTCTGTAAGACATCATACCCAAGCTGTAAGCAAAAGGCGTGCCGTTGATCATGAGCTTGACGTTCAAATTGCATCTAAGCCTACTGTAGCCGTGAAGTTTCTCGACAATCTTGGGGTTGGTGAAATAATCACGCCAAGGATAAATTACTTCGTCAAGAGTAACTCCTTGTGACCAATTAATGGCTTTAATGGGAATCGGACGGCTAAACCAATCTGCTATATTGTAAGTATCGTTAAGTTGTCCGTACTTGAAGGTGGCATCTGGTGAAACGCCAAAGTCGAGGTGATCGTCTGTAGTAACGTCTTCAAAATCGACAATCTGTTGCTTCATTGAAGAAGCCTTGAGTGAATTAGAGAATTCGGTTGCGGCAAGTCGGTAGATAAATGGGAGGCTGACTCAAACCATCCCAATCTCTTCAGCATGAGGTGGTAAAAACCACAAGCACTAGGCTTATTTACAATCGCAAATACTTTCTTCAAAGGCTATGCTGGAAAACCATATGAGATAATTAATGCGAAGGCGGAAGTTTGCTTCTAGACATATTCCGGTAGCCTGCCACGATGGCGGAAATTGTCCCAATGTTTAGACCTTGATAGTAGGTGCACCAACCTGGTGCACTTATAAGACCTCACCAAAGGTGAGGCTTTAATCATCCTGTTGATGTACAACAGAATTATCAGGCTTGCGGGGGGT